ATGCGGATTTTGATTGGTTAAATCAATATTTGCCTGATACGTACGAAAAAGAATTCGAGCGTTATGGTAACAGAACTATCTCTTCATTCCTACGTATGGTAGGCGCTGAGATGCCTACTAACTCTGACCTTATTAAATGGGCAGAACAAGGTAGATTACATACTAAATATACTCAAGTTGGTAGTACAGGTACTGCTGGTGATGATCAAGTACAATTTCAAGTAAATGATGCGCTAGACCCAGCGGCTGCAGAACAAGTAATTCGTATTGGACAAACTGTTATGATTGTGCAAAATGACGGATCTGGTTCTAACAAAGCAGTTGTAAGTGCTGTTGACAATTCTACAGCACCTGGTAAATTCACAGCTGATTTTTATGAAGCTGGTGGACTAGTAACTTCAGGAACTTTAGCCACTGCAGCTGATGTAACAGTGTTTATCTACGGATCAGAATTTAAGAAAGGTACTGCAGGAATGGTAGGTTCTCTTGAATCAAATGACTTTATCTTTGAGAATAAGCCTATTATCATTAAAGATACTTACAATGTATCGGGATCTGATATGGCTCAAATTGGATGGATTGAAATAACTGATGAAGATGGAGTATCGGGATACCTTTGGTATTTAAAATCTGAAAGTGAAACTAGACTTAGATTTGATGATTATCTAGAAACAGCAATGATTGAAGCTGTACCAGCTGAACAAAACTCAGGTGCGGCGGCAATATTAGGTAGCGCCAAAGCGGCTGCTAATCCAGGAGCTGGATCTGATGGTGTATTTTATAGTGTTACAACTAGAGGAAACATCTACGACGGTGGAAACCCTACTACACTAGCTGATTTTGATAACGTAATTAGTCGTCTAGATAAGCAAGGAGCAATTGAAGAAAACGTATTATTCGTTGATCGTCAGTTTGCTTTTGATATTGATGATATGCTAGCTGCTCAAAACTCTTACGGTGCTGGTGGTACTTCATATGGTCTATTTGACAATGACGAAGAAATGGCGTTAAATTTAGGATTCTCAGGATTCCGTAGAGGTTATGACTTCTATAAGACTGACTGGAAATACTTAAATGACCCAACTATGAGAGGTGGACTTCCAACAGGAGCAGGTTCAGGACGTATTAACGGACTACTTGTACCCGCTGGATCAACTAGTGTTTATGACCAAATTCTTGGTAAAAATGCTAAGAGACCTTTCTTACATGTTAGATATAGAGCTTCAGAAACTGAAGACAGACGTTACAAGACTTGGATTACTGGTTCTGCTGGTGGTGCAAGAACAAGTGATGTTGATAACATGCAAGTTAATTTCTTGTCTGAAAGAGCTGTATGTACTTTAGGTGCTAACAATTTCTTTCTCTTTCAAGAATAAATAATAAGTGTTTTTTCTGGGGAGTCTTCGGGCTCCCCTTTTTTTATAAAATTTAAATCTAATCAAATGAAAACTACAACAAAATACGTAGACAAAGTCTACAAACTTACGCGTAAAATAGCGCCATTATCCTTAAACTTAGCATCCCGAAACACTAAACGATTTCCTCTTTTATGGTTTGATGAGAAAACAGGAACCAATAAAGCTTTAAGGTATGCGAGAAATCAAAACTCACCTTTTGAAGATGAGCAAGATGATAATGCTATATTAGAGCCTATTGTTTTTCTAGATGGGTTTTTGACTGTTCCTAAAAACAATCAAGTATTACAAAAATTTTTAGAATATCATCCTGGTAAGGGAAGGACGTATGTCGAGGTTGATAAAGCAAAAGAGGCTTCTGAGGTTGTGGAAACTTTAAATTTAGAAGTTGATGCATTAATAGAAGCACGACAGCTTAGCGTTGAACAAGCAGAAAACGTAGGGCGTGTTATATTTAATCAAGACATTTCTAGAATGACAACAGCTGAACTTAGGAGAGACATATTAGTGTTTGCTAAAACTCAGCCTAAAGATTTTATGATGTTGCTACAAGATCCTGCTTTAAAAATGAACGCTACTATACAAGGATTTTTTGATAAAAATATTTTGCAATTACGTAATCAGAAAAAAGAAGTGTGGTTTAATACTCCTTCAAACAAAAAGAAAATGTTAAATGTGCCTTACGGTGAAGATCCGATATATATGGTATCCTCATTTTTTGAATCTGATGATGGTATAGAAGTGCTAAAACATTTATCAGGATTAGCAAAGAACATCTAAATAGTGCGTTTTAATTTTCTGTATCTTTGTCTTTTGTTTAACCCATAAATTTTTTAACATGGCAAAATATATTACAATAAGCACATCTGCAGACGCAGGAAATGTGCACATAGACACAGACAAGATTTTATTTGCAGAGACTAATTCATCAACAGCAGCTAAGATTTTTTTAATGGACGGCACAAAGCATATTGCTATAACTGGAACAGGTTTAACTTCAGGATTTGGAGAAAACGTAAATGCAGCACTTGTGAAGGCGGCTGAAACAAGCTGGACAAATGCTACAGTACCTGTAGACATAACTGGAATGACTGTAACGGGAGTAGCTATAGCTTAATTTGTTATTGATATTTTATTATTTAGGGAAGGGGTCATGAAAAATTGACCTCTTTTTTTTTTACTTATCTTTGTGTAAAAGAATAACAATGATAAATTCTGTACGAAATACAGTTTTAGCTATCCTTAATAAAAATAATTACGGTTATATATCACCGCAAGATTTTAATTTATTTGCTAAACAAGCACAGCTAGATATATTTGATGATTATTTTTATCAGTACAATCAATTAATAAATCAAGAAAATGCTAGACTCGTCGGTAGTGGATATGCCGATATACGTAAAGGTTACGAAGAAGTAATTGATTTATTTTCTGAAACTAAAACCCTAACACAAAATTTACTAAATCAATATTTTTTACCATCTCAAAGCACAACGGGAGATGATTATTATCTTATTAATAAAGTGCTTTGTTCAAGCGGTGGGGTATATCAAGGTGAAGCCGAGAAAGTATCAAACAGCAATATAACATTATTAAACGCCTCTAATCTTACGTCTCCAAGCATACCTTATCCTGCTTATACTTTGCAAGGGTCGTTTATAACTATATTTCCAGCTCAATATAATGGAGCTACTGATATTCAAGCGCAATATATACGTTATCCTAAAGATCCTAATTGGACTTATTTAAACGTAGCAAATGGAGAGCCAGCATTTAATCAGAGTAATGCTGACTTTCAAGACTTTGAGCTGTCTCCAGATGACGAAACCTCTCTAGTATTTAAAATACTTCAGTATGCAGGGATGTCTATTAGAGAGATACAAGAGGCGCAGTTTGGAGCTGAACAAGAACAAATGGAAGAACAAAAAGAAAACTAATGGCATATTTATCTCAATATCAATATTACGAAAACGCAGGTGCTGCGCCTACAAATGCTAATTGGGGGTCTTATCAGTACATTCCTTTAACAGATATAGTTAATAATTTTTTATTAATGTATTCAGGAAACCACTCTTTAGTTAATAATGAAGAGAGGTATAAGATTCTGTTTCATACTAAACGAGGCATACAAGAGCTAAACTACGATGCTTTCAAAGAAATAAAAGCTTTAGAGCTCAAGGTTTTTGATGATCTTAAATTTATTTTACCCTCTGATTATGTGAATTGGGTGCGTATATCATTGTATCAAGACGGTTATTTAAGACCGCTTACTGAAAATATACAAGTAAACTCAGCTGCATCTTATCTTCAGAGTGCTACTGGGTCATTAAGTTTTAATGCAGATGGTACTGTTCAAACAACTGCTTCTACGTTAGATACTCAAAGAGTAAATGGTCAACAACAGAGTATTTATTTAAATCAAAATAATTCTAATGATGCTTCTGATGTAGCATCAGAAAATCCCGATTCTTGGAAAGATTATAATATTGGCGCTAGATATGGTTTAAACACTGAGACTGCAAACTTTAATCCTACTTTTAGAATAGATAAAAAAGCTGGGGTTATAAACTTTGATTCTACAATGGCCAACAAGCAGTGTGTTTTAGAGTATATCTCTGACGGAATGGAGGGTGGTAATGATTCTCTAGTAAGTGTAAATAAACTATTTGAAGATTATTTATATGCTTATATTAAATATGAAATATTAAATAACAAATTTGGAGTACAAGAATATATAATAAATAGAGCGAGAAAAGATAAAAGTTCTTTATTGAGAAACGCAAAAATCAGAATAAGTAATATTCATCCTGGAAGATTGTTAATGAATCTAAGAGGAGAGAATAAGTGGATTAAATAAAATGGCAAACATTCAAAGAAACTTTATCGCAGGGAGAATGAATAAAGCTCTCGACGAAAGACTTGTACCAAACGGGGAATACATAGACGCGTTAAATGTTAGACTAGGGTCCACTGAAGATTCCGAGATAGGATCGGTTGAAAATTCAAAAGGAAATACTAAAATGACTAGTCTGCAGTATGAGCAGACTGGAAGTACTACCGGAGCAGTTCTTTTAAGTTCAGAGGCTAGATGTATAGGAGCTTATGAAGATGGACAAAACAATCGTATATATTGGTTTGTTCACGACCCGGCATTTACTTTAGGGGAGACAGGAAAGATTGACATGGTGGTCTCTTTTAATCCTACTACTCAAAGTCTTACTTATCACATAATAAGTATTGATGATGGGTTTGGTGCTAATACTACTTTGAATTTTAATCCCAAGCATTTAATAACGGGTATAGATTTAGTAGATGACTTATTGTTTTTTACTGACAACATTAATCCTCCTAGGTTTATAAACGTAACACAGAATTATCCCAATCCTTTTTATGACGTAGATGTTGTAACTGCGGAAGAGTTTATGGTGATTAAGAAACCACCTATTAAAGCTCCAGATTTAAAATTAAAACAACAAGTAAATAATCTGGATGACTTTTTAGAGACACGTTTTATATGTTTTGCATATCGTTATCAATACACTAACGGAGAGTTTTCAGCTACATCACAGTGGTCAGAGCCAGCTTTTGATCCAGCAAATTACGGGTACAGTTACGCCACCAATCTTAATGAAGGAATGATTAACACCATTACTGGTGTTGATGTAGTTTTTAATTCAGGTAGTTCTTTAGTGAAAGCAATTGAAATACTTTATAAAGAAAATACAGACGACACTATTAAAATTGTAGATAAACTTTCTAAAAATTTACAAGGATATGCGGATAATACTAATTATACATTCACGTTTGACAATAGTAAAATATTTACAATACTCCCTTC